TGGTAATTCAAACTCAAAGTCTAGCACATAATCAGCGCCATCGCTCAGGTGCGTTAATTTATGATCTTTATCCTTTAGTTTTGTGAAGTCAATTTTTGACTGCTCGACCTGCTCCCAATCCCTAATTAAGTGCTTACATTTTGGATGCGCCTTGAGCTGTCCGTGATCAAGCAGACCATTAACTAATAATTGGCGCTTCCTTAATAATGTATTTGATTGTTTAAATCTGACATTTAAACCTTTTGCCTTCAGTATCGACACGTCGGTCATTAACTCCTGGATCCCTGTCGTTTTCCTGGATCGACCAGAGCTATCGCAGGTGACAATCATTTTTTCCGCTTCAAATCGTGCCAAAATAGCATCGGCTATAGAGTATGTGTTGCTGTTACCCTCTAGAACCAGCTCGTCAAAAAAGTGTTGCTCCCATCGGTTATTCCACCATTTTTTCTGGCTGAAGCTGCAGGTCATGTACCCTACGTTAAAATCTAGCCCGACATGCACTGGGTAAAGTGGATCGTAAAGCACTCGATCGCTCACCACCTTATCACGCTCGAACGCATAATAAAATAATTCGCCAACCAATTTCATCAGAGCGCCATCACGAAAAACCTTAAGCGCCTTACCATCCAGTGTCGCCTCTAAATGCGCCACATAATTAGGATCGACATGGATATTTTCTTTAGTTGAACCTGTCACTAGTTTGAATAAATTTTTATTGGTCTGAGATCGTTGTTGCATCTCAGCTACCCAATCGATTAACCAATTAAATCTGTCCTCTGGTGTCCCTGCAAGCACTCTCTGTTTGAAAGGTGCGTTCTTCACCCTCACTCTTCTGAGCATCTCTTTAATGCGCTCGTAAGGTATTAGCGAAGGTTCGTTAACTAAACAGTATGCAAGGTTAGGCCCTGAGATTGGTTTTTCACCAGAGAAAATATAAAGCGGTTTAGGGTTCCATTTAAACCGATATTCGAAATCTGCTTTATTGAATTTATAGTGCAGTCCCTCTTTTAGACCATTCTCCTCAAATACTAAATCGAATGCCTCGCGCACGTCTCGTTTAAAATCTTTATATGATGGGCAGAGTAGACCACCTGGAAACCCACGATTAAGTGACGATAACCTCAGCGCCTTCATGCAGAGATTGTGAGTCTTACCAGAGCCAAGCCCACTGCATTGCATCAGTGTGTCAGTGATGTCGTCATAGAATATTGCCGCTTGCGTTGGCAATGGAGCGTATTTTATTTTTATTTTCACTTATCAACAAAGTCTAGATCGACACCATCTTCATCTTCGATATTTTTCTCGCCATAGTATTTATGGAAACGAGTTTTTAAAAAGAAAATGATTAAAGCATTATCCGACAATTTAGGATCGAAGCCCTTGATCGTTTGCCCTGACATTTTGGCTATTGCTAGTCGCTCGAAATATTTCAGCGCTAATTGTTCACCGATCTTTTTTGCCTCAGAAAATTCTGGGTGTTTTTCAACCCATGTAAAAAGTGTTTGCTTGGATGCACCTACATCTCCACCAAAAGAATAAAATGAGTATCCTTTTTTGAGATGCTCAACTAATAGGTCGCAAAATTCTGGTTTGTATTTTGTGTTGTAATTCGCCATTTTCTACCTCTCCCACCGGGTTCAGTTCTTATCCACTGGATAGCTCATTATTGTTGCTATGTTTAATAGAGTCAAGTCTTTAAGGATTTTGGTACCTGTCATCGGTTGATTTATTAATGATTTAAAAAATATCTTATAGGATAGAAAACGAAACTATTGTGATAACCATCGTTCGTGGTATTTTTTATCTATATTTTGCATTTTAAACTTTAATAAGGCATCAAACATTCTTTAATCTAGATCAACTTTTTTAGTCATTTTTAAACCACTGTTGATAAATTTGATTTGCCAAGCCATAGGTCATCAATGGGGGGACAGACATTCCAATTAAATAGCCAGCGTCACTTTTAAATATATAATCTTGGGGATAACTGCCTATCGCTTTAATCTCTGATTCTGAAAACTTCCTAGGTGACTCGAAGTGCATAACAGAACCTTCGCCTGATGTTACCTTACTAGTTAGGGTTTGGCATGGTTCATTTCTATCGGCTATCGAACAACTGAAATATCTTCTAGGCTTATTGCTTTTTATCCTGCGCCATTCAGCTAGAAGGCTTGGAGGCAATGCTCTGCCTGTCTTATCTAATCCATCTAGCGCATTAATCAGCGGTATAGGCTTTTGATTAAATCCTATTTTTAATTTAGGCTTATTTAAATCTTTCCTTGGGCAAATAAAAAAAACACGCTCTCTTTTTTGTGGAACACCCATCGTAGCAGCATTTAACAAAAACAATTGAACATCATAGCCGGAAACATTAAATAGATTAATTATCTTTTTGACATATCCTTTCGCATTACCTTGAATTAATCCTTTAACATTTTCAGCAATAACAACTTTAGGTTGTAATTTTCTTGCTAGTTCAATGAAATCAAAAAATAAATCATCTAGGGTCTGACTTGATTGCCCTTCTCTAAAAACTTTCTTTTTTCCCCAATCTTTTTCCCTTAATCCTGCCATTGAAAAACTAGAACATGGCGGCGATCCGTCTAAAATATCTAGTTCATATAATTCTTTCGGCAAATCATCGCGCTGCCTAAATTTTCTAATATCCTCAAGATAATAATATTTTGGTTTATGATTTTCTTTATAATGCCATGCCATCTCTGGATCAATGTCATTTGCGCCAATTACATCAAAACCAGCGAGTTTGTAACCGAAAGAACTTCCTCCTCCACATGCAAAACAAGAAAAAACTTTTAATCCATTTTTAGGAATTTTTTCAAGGTCCGAGATATTCCATCGATAGTTCGGTATGTATTTATCACTCATTAAATTCAAACCCACAACTAGGACATTGATGCATTAAATCATTACCAAAGTTTTCCGTATCAATTTCTTTGTTTTTGTCTGAATAATCTAATATTTCCGTCTCTGGCATTTTAAATTCTTCTAACCCGAACAACTCAAAATCCATCTCATCTAGTTTTAAATCTTTAATTCCTTCTATCATCTTGAAATCATCATGTTCTGCGAGCTCGGCAATTTTATTGTCTGCAATCAAGAATGCAAACTCATCAGCCTCTGTGTCGAAATCCTGATATTCAACCGCTGCTTTTTCCCATCCTAATTTCTGGATCGCGAGCAATCTGCCGTGCCCTGAAACGATAAACCCAGATCGCTTACTCACTATGATTGGGTGCCGCTGACCAACGTGATCAATAATTTTTGCCAAAATATCTATCTGTTTACCTGGGTGATTGTTTGCGTTTCTTGGATTTAGCACTAATTTATGTAGTTCAACTAATTCGCTGTGATTGCATTTAATTTTCATTCTTCTACCCTTAAACTAAAAGCGCCCTATTGCTAGGGCGATTGAATTACTTCTTAACTGGCTTTTTGCCGCCCTTGCTTTTTGCTTTTTCTTTTTTCATAAAAAAATCCTTGCTCTGGTTAATAAAGTAATATGATCAAGGATTTGATCGCGTGCGGTCAAGGAATTTTAAAAAAAACTTTAGAAAATATCAGACAATGGTGCTGATGTTCACGGTTTCATCTATCTGCTTGATGCCGACCATAATGCTGTCAGGTAATGGCATATCGAAATCTTGTTTCTTCCAGAGGTGCAGACAGGTCGCGTGGTTATTTACATATTCACTCTTAGGTGGATGAAATTGCAAAACGCATTCGCTATCGTCAAAAAATAACCCTTTAACAAAACACATCTCATCCCAATTTGGCATTTTCCTTGATTTCAACGAAACGGAAACATGGTCCCATCCACCACCGTCAGAACAAATGCAGAAAATAAAATCATTTCTAACTGGTGACATTAGCCTGATGCACATGTTTGATACATCCCCGATCTCATTAAATAGTGGATGCACCACTCTGAATTTATCCAGGTGACTTAAATCTGTTTTCATTAATACCCCAGTGCGTACAATGTCGCGGTTACTGTGCAGGCTATGGCCATCGATATGGTTGCTAAAAATTCAAACCCAATGTTGGCGTTCGGTGGCTTTGATCCATAGCAACCGGCCATCAAGAAGAACAACCCAGCGATGAGGTGTAATAAAAAAATAATCCAATCCTTCATTTAACAAACTCCGTATTTTTCGCCCATGATTTCTTATATTCATTCAAAATTGCTACCTTGTCTTTAAAATCAAATTCAGCATAATCATAATCTTTGTCATACTCTACTTCCCAAATCCAAGCAGCATGAGATATTTTTGCGCCATCCAGTTTCGCCAATTGCGCAGCTATAAACTTCTCGCCATTAGCAACCTTATTCGCCACTCCAAATTCGTTAATAATAACAGGTGAGCGATGCAAGTTAATCCACGAATAAATACTTGTATAAAGCGCATTTAATTCCTTAATTGCTGCATCAACATTGCCCTTATTATTGTGCGAATATTCATAGGATTCATACTGGTGTACGGCATAAACTAAATTATTCCCTTTTAAATTGCCCATCATTTTCAAACCGTCAACCGTTGACCAGTCTGGCGCTGGCACAATAATCGGCATATTGCCGTCAATCGCTCTAATCGCATCGACTATTTTCTGCGCAAACGTTGACCACTTAGCGGCGTCAATATCGTGCGGTTCAACCATTAAATCGTAGCCTGCAATGTATTTATTATCTTTGTATTTTGTCGCAATAAATTTCCACATCTCAATATAAGCAGATTGAGCATTGGCATCGGTGTAAACTTTCTTATTATTAATGCCGTCCTCAGTAATGTCATATTCGCCACGCCCTGGACCTGTTCTAAACGCTATGATGATATATAAGCCTGCATCTGACGCATACTTGATTAACGTGTCCAACTTAGTCACAAAATCATTTCGTTTGGTGTACTTGTTTACGTCAAAAACACCTGGCACGGAATAATTAACAAAGTTAGCACTAGCATTTCTTAAGTCTTTTAAATCTTGCAGTGTAATATTTGGATTCCAAACCTGACCAGCGCTTGATCCTTTTTCTTGCTGGTACATATTAGCGCCACGCAATTCGCCTTTTAAATATAAATTATATTTCGCGCTGTCAGTTGTCGGCAATAACACTGGCGGCGTTGTCGGCACTGGCACTGGATCAGGTTTTGGCGGTTGTGGTTTTTCACAACTAACAGAAAGTGCAATAATTGTTACTTGGAATAAATTTACTAACATTTTTATAACCATTTTCTCCCTCATTGTTATTTTTCTTTTTTAGGTTGTCTCTCCCTTGGGGGAGAAATATACCTGATTTTTTAATTTTATTATATATATTATCCCTGTCGGGAGAATTTAATTCACCTCACCACATCTACTTACAAGAGCAATCACCGCAAATTGTGAAGCCTTTCAATTTCGCCTCGACACACTCAAGGCAAGCTCCATGTTCTTCGGTTAATATTTCTTTCAGTTTTTCATTCTCTGATTGGAGTTTTTTGATTTCGTTATTATAGATAGAATCATGCATTGCCATCATTGCATTGGCAAACCAACCAACAACAAAGCCAAAATCCTCATGCATTGCTTCTGTGCCGTTTTTCTGGCATGTCTCAATAAATGCCTCTGCCCACTTCGCTGCATCTCTGTTTTGTGTTTTAACTAATTCTGCTACATTGATCATTTCAGTTTCCACAACTCCCCCTCGGCTTGATTGCTTATATTTCAGTTACCTTGATTTTATCCCCTTTCAAACTATTCAACCACGATCTGGCGCGTTTGCTACATTCTCTTAACGAGTAGTATTCTTGATCCATGCATTTACACTCGCCACCCATCCATGCTACCGCCTCGCAATTCGGCAAATGATCTTCCCTTAATTCAAAATCTTTTAACACATCAATAGCACTAGCAATCTGTGCTTTTAGCGCGGTGATTTCGTTTTGAAGGCAATGAGCGCAATACCATTGTCTATTTTCATGGTTTCTATAAATCCAACCAGTACAATCTAGGCACCCATGCT